GTTGTCTACTGTATCACTACAGTAGGCAGGCTCCGAGTTCAGTGTACTATTACTAGTTCCTGGGCTCACACCCCTCAGAGCCAACTTATAGACCGAAGGTAACTAACCTTTAATAGTCTATAAGCCACTTCCCAACCTTTGTAACGCAGGCGGGCCGCGAGAGTTTTTACACTCTACCAGTCTGGCATAGGTAAGTCTAACCGACTTACTAGCATTCCTGTTTTAAGTAGCGGGTTATCTTTAACAAAAGCTAACCGGATGTCCATAAGTGAACGTCCAAAGCGCATGCTTTGCGCTTTAGCTACTAGTTCATAAGGATCAAACTTCACCGCAAGTCTAAGTTTCCGAGCAAATGTTCGGTATGTGAATATCACATCAATCGCAGTACGCGATTGAAAACTTAGTTTCTCTAGATCTAATACAGTAACAGTAGTTAACTGTCTGTTAAGATCCATGGTATAATTTAATTCCTTATTCATTTCCTCAAAAGTTGAAACTGATGAGAAAAGTGCATAAGACAGAGGATGTTTAGTAAACAATTCCTCTGCATTAATTATACTGGATGAAGTGCTAATGAATGTCTGGAAGTTTTGTTTAAAACTTCCATAATACTTACTTAAAGTATGACAAACATTCATCACCATCCCATTCACTACCAGTGAAGAAGTTCTATTGAATTCCTTCAATAGAGTTGCTTCTGAAGCTGGCATAATATATTCGTTCCCAGAACTAGCATCTGCTAAGAAATGTCTTAGTAGTTCAAAGTCTGGAAAGTCCTTAGATACACGGAAAGTAAAACGTATATCTTCGAACATACCTGCATAGAATCTCTGTTGAGATCTGGAATAACCCAGCCCTTTTAAAAGGTCTATAGCAAGTTGAACGCTATTTATTATGGATTTAGGTCCTCGCCCTCCATATACTAAAGAAAGTATATCTTGGAATAGCAAAACTGGATTCTTCCAGTTTGCGAGGAATCCCTTAAGAGGCACACCCGAGATTTCGATTCCATTACGGAACCATCTCTTCGCAAATTCATACGTGTTTTCACTAGTATGAGATTTACTTGGAGAGCAATCAACTCCTAAAGAGTTGATAACTTCCTTGTATCTTAGTGCAACATCGTTATTATAAATAACAATGTCATCTCCTAAGAGGATGTATTCCTTGAAAGGGTACTGCCCACACTCATAAGCAGCAAATTGAACCACCAAATGGTGAGACAATGTAAAAGTTGCCCATGAGGAGCGCGCT